TGTTTGTCCATCCTTGGAGGGAATTTATCGTGGTTGTCGCACCACCGGCATACCGTACCAGCCCGTCAACATCCCAATCCCCAGCAGTCAGGGAGAACCCGCCAATATCGAGATTTGTAACTGTTGTCAGCACCCCAAGATTGGTCCGCGTATGCGAACCCGAACCCGCACTGCTGGTATTGACCGATGTTCCGACTAGCGCATCGGCAACCGATGTTGAAATCGAATAAGCGCCAGCGGCATATCCCTGCGAACTTACATAGTAATTTGTGCCAACCGTTATTCCGGTGGGAAGTGTGCCGGTAGTGGTAAAACTTACCACTTGAGCAATGTTCAAGCCGTGTGCTGCGTCGGTGATGACGGCGGGGGATGCATTAGAAATGGTGACAAGAGCACCCGCCCCCGTTCCTATACATTGGATGTATTCGCCGATATCTCCCGCCGCCGCATCGTCATTGGTGGTGGTCCCGACTTTTGCGCCAAGATTGGCCAAGGCCCCGCTTGGGGTCGTTGCTCCGGTGCCCCCGTTAGCAACAGATAACGGAAAGATAACACCAAGCGCATTGCGGGCAGCGTAGGGGTCGCGGGCGTTATCAAAAGAGATCCGATACGGGGGCCGCAGATCATCGGTCATGACGTGACGCCGTCACCATCCGGCTGCACGTTGACCGCTACTCCCTGCGCGTGGGTCCAGGTCGAGGCGTACGGGATTGAGCGCCGGAAGCGATGCAGCCGCGCCGAGGTCATCACGAAGGCCGAGCCCACAAGCGGCTCGATGTCGATCGGCGGCGACCAGAACGGCGCCCCCGATTGCAGAGTTTCGCGGGTGCCATTCGTGATCGAGCCCGGCGCATCCGAGGCGGCATCGTCGAGCGGATACACCTCATCAACAAAGGCGCGGCGGCCCGGCACCAGATGTACCTCGGCGGTTTCCAGCGTGGCCGGCAGGTTGGGGCCGGACAAGGTCGAAAGGAAACCATCGGGATTGATGGCGCCGATCGATGGCCGACCACCGATATAGGCGAAACTGTCGAGCGGCAGAGCGGCGCTGTCTAGCAGCGCGTCCTGATATTCGCTGCCGGTGGTGTCGAGGTCGAGCCCTACCGAGGAAAGCAGGCCCCATACCTGCGCTTCCGCTGACGCCTTTGTCCAACGGCCGTTTGACCAGTCAAAGATGATTTGCCGGTCGTACATCGGCGAGGCCGTACTGGCATGATACACCCAGACGATGCGCGGCTTGTTCACCCCGGCGAGGCAGTGCACGACATCGCGCCGGTTGATATCGGAATTTGCCAGGAACCACCCGTCGACCTTGTCAGCACCTATCGGCGTGATTTGCTGGCCGCTCGCACTATAGAAGCCATCCTCCGCGACGAAGTAGAGCACGTTGCCGATCGAGGTGAACCCGTACTTTGAAACGCTGCCGCGATCGTGCAGCGCGCGGGAGAAATTGAAAATAAACGTCGTATCACCCGGCAGGAACTGCATCGTCCTGATGGTGCGATCCTGCACCACATAGCCGATCTCGGCGCCGGCAATGCCCTGCACCGGGCCGCCATCGGGGAATTCCTGCATGTCGCAGAGGTTGAGGCCGATGGTCCAGCCAGTGATATTGTTGATCGCCGACCAGATGATCATGCGGCCGGGAGTTCCAGACGGCACCCCTGTCGGTAGTGCGGACAATCTCGACAGAAACAGAAAGTCGCCGATTGCCTTGACGTGACCCGCGCGCGGTGGCGACCCCCCCAAGTCGGCAAAATTTCCACCCGCATCGATATCGACTACCTGGGGATTGTTGTTGATATTGACCGCAATCAGCTTGGTGCCGAATTGCTCGAATGACCACAACTCGGTTGGCGGCACGTTGTAGGCGGTGCCGCTGATATCGGTCCAGCCCGCCAGCGCCCACGAGAGCAGCTTGGTGGTGGTGCCGGCGTAGATCTTCCAACCGCCGTCCGCGGTACGCGCGGAGTACAGCCCGCACACGCGCCCGCCGGCATTGAAATACGGCACCCGCGGCGGCGTGAAGTTCTCAGTCCAGCGCGCAATGCCGACCGAGATCCGAAATTCATCAACCGAACCCTTCCAAAGGAAGTTACTGGTAAATTCTCCAAAGGTGCCGACCGCGAGCTTGTTGGTTGAATTGTTCACCGACCCAGAAACACTCGTCGAAAATTCCTGCACGCCATCGATGAATAATTTCAGCGTGAAGCCACTGCGGACAAACGCAAGATGATGCCACCCGGTATTGAGCACATCAGTGAACAACGTAGATCCGGTGAACCCATAAAAGGTGAAGGTTGAACTGACGACAAATGCACCCATGGCCCCGGACGAGGTTCGAAACAGGCCAAAACTCGATGACGCATTTGCAACGCCGGAGCTGTTATTGCTCTGCCCCGCGAGATTGACGATGGAGCCGCTCGGCTTGGTGCAGTTGAACCAGCAGTCGATGGTGAAATCGCTGCTGCCGAGCGTGAAGTCGGCATGATCAGGAGTGTCGATGTAATCGTCAACGCCATCGAACAAGCCAGCCGATCCGCCAAATACACTTTCCGCGGTATCGATCTGGGCGCCCAACCCGGTGCCGCTGCCATGCGCCGTCCAGACATGCGCGGAGCCACCGATGTTGGTATCGGTAAAAACGACCGTGGCATCGGCGCCCGTGAACGGCAGCAGCACCTTGGTATAGGTGTCATTGCCCGCGTCGGACAGCGATGCCGTGGTGAAGGCGGACAGCGACGGAAACGGCAGATAGGAATTGACGCCGGCGAATACGTTCTCGACTTCCGACGCAAACTTGGTGTCCAGGGTGGCGACATCGGGCCGCCACTCAGAAAACTCGATCGGCGTCGGCTTCATCAGAAATACTCCGCGGTACGCACTTGCGGCGAGGTGGCGCCGGTGGTGAGTGCGGATAGCTGGGTGATTTCCGCAAAGGTTTCATCGCGCCGCGCCTTGTAGAGTTGCGCCATTTCGGCATTGCGCTGCATGGCGGCGAGCTCTGTCAGCACACCGAACAGGTAGGCGTTGGGATATTCGGTCAGCAGCCAGTTTGTCGTCGAATTGGCTGCATCGGCCAGTGTCGGGATTTTCTGATAGTAGTGCATCCGAACCGCTGGCGGCGTGGTCTGCTCCGGCTTGATGTTGATTATGGACCCGACGATCATGAACAGCTTCGGGTTGCCTCGGATTGAAGGGTTTGATGTGTTCATGTAGGCGGGGTGGACGTATTCGAGTTCAACAAAGGGTGTGTTATCGGTCCACAACACCGTGCGCCATGTCAGATAATCGGTCGGCAGGTTGGCGCTGCCGCCGGCACTTAACGTCAGGTCGGCGAAAGTTTCCATCTGCCGTACCCGCAAGCGGGTGTTGGCGGAAGTTTCAAACAGTTTGATGCAATTATCATAGCGATTGGCCAGCCGCTGGTGAAACAGGTAGGCCGACAATTCGCTTTTCAACTCGCCGACGTTACTGATCGCCATTGCCGTTATCCCTTACTTTTGGCGGTCGGCCGCGCTTGCGCTTGAGCGGCAGGCGGTCGGGATCATCCTCGGGCGGGTAGTCGGGCGGTGGCGTGTTGGTCCAGGTTTCCGGGCGGATCAGGCCGATCGGCAATGATTGCTCGGGTTGTTTAGCCGGCTCATCATCCACCATGAAGAACCGGGAGCCGCGCGCTTTGCCGATCATATACGGATCGGTCACCTCCACCGCGACACCCGCGGGGAAGATGATGCCCTTCCAGGTGCAGGAGGGAGGCCCTTCGGCCTCCCCCTTCCATGTGATCGTCGTCATGATACCGGCTTGATAAAGAACACGGTGATAATGACATCGCCGGCCGTACCGCCGCCCGTGAGGGCGCCGATGTAGACGTTGGTATCGGCCGCCAGCGGCATGACCACGCTCGACAATGGCAGCAGCCACTCGCTGCCGACCGCTTCCGCCATGGTGGTCACGATCGTGCCGGCGGTGCCCACCGTAGCCGCGGTGGTGCCGATGCCGAATGCCGGCGTGCCGCCGGTAACGGCCGTCACCACTTTGGAGGAAATACCGACGATGACGGCCCCGATTGGCAACGTGCCGATCTTGGTTGCCGGCGTGGCGTCAGCGGTGATTACGTTTCGACCGCTGATGTATTGCATCATCTGGTAGCCGGCTTCACGGGCCGGCGTGTTGGACATCAAGGTGGTTACCATGGTTGGTTCTCCTATTCGGGTGTTTCGGTTAAAGCTCTGTTAGTCCGAAGCCGAGTTGAAGAACCCGGTTGCGACGCCCCACTGCACCAGCTTGGTGCCAGACTTGGGGTGCTTCTTGAAGATCTTGCCAACTCCGAACGCACTTTC